TGGAAACTGTTAAAGTTGAACCAGCTGAACCCAGGCTTGACCGTGGCGACATTATCGTCACCATAGACAGCGAGCTCCACATTCGAACGGAAGTCAGCATAAGTTGCAACGTCAGGATGGTGTCGTAGTGCAAGTCTCTTCCAGATAATAGCATACAGCGCCCAAATGACAAAGCTATTCTCAATAGCAGTGCCAGGGCATCCGGAAACCATAGCTTGGCGAAGTTTGTATAGCTTGTCACGAGCGATGACATAAGCTCCCTCCACAGCCTTGTGAAGGGTCGCGCGGGCACGATTTCCTTTAAGTACGTCTTCTCCGGGTGCAGAACATCGTTGGTAGATAGTTTGATAAACGCCAACGAGCTCCTCGATAATTTCCTGCATGATGCTGGAATCATAGTTGGCAACGTCCGTTGCCATACCATTATCGATAGACTTCAGTGCCAGGCGATAGGCTAGAGTATTCCAGCCACCCATGTTAGGCGATATTCCGACTTTGACAGGAATGGTGTTGTGCATTTCCATTATGCGTTGCATGGCAGAGCCAAAACACATACGATATGCGACAAGATATTCAAACTGTCCTGAAAAGAAAATTCGCGTCTTGGCAGTTTCCACGTCGTAGATCTTCTTGAACTTGACGACTTCGTCCTTCTCATACGCTACAAATGGATGTAGATGAGGAATTCCGTTATATGCGTCATCAACGACGCGATCGATGCGCGATGACATACGCTGAGCTTCAGCATCGGGCGCAAAATAATGCATCTGGTTGTTTGGGTTAAATACGAGGTAGGCGCCTTTGGACGTATCATTTCGGTCCTTGGCTTGAATATGTGGGTATCCTGCTGAGCCGTTCCGATCGAGCGGCTTGGCCATCGGGTATTCCGCATACGATGGGCGGTTGATGGCTTCTGTCTTTGTAAACACTCTGACATCTTTCCCTCTACATTGAATCTTGTTGGCAAGCTCATTTCCGATGTTTTGGAAAGCATCTGCCCACTCTGCACGATCGATGGAGTATTCGCTCTGCTTTGAATAGCGAGCAAGTCCCTCTGTGTACATATCACGGCCAGGCTGGCGCGGATCTTGCGTACTGAGGACAGCAGGTTCGCACGTATCATACTCCGGCAGGAGCAGACCAGTGCGATACATTCGCGTCTGAGTGGGAAGAAAAACTTCCTTGTCGATGGTACCCACTTCCAGAAGCCCGGTGGCTACGTCTACGGTGGGAGCGGAATGTGCAGTCACACCACTGAAAAGCGGCGTAGGCATAACTGAATCAGCCGATTCGTTAGCAACAAATGCACGTTGAGCGAGCACTCGAATAATCCATTCCTTGGTGATAAGAACTCCAACGCTGACTCCAGCGTTACCAGCTCTATGAATACCACACCATTTATGTGCCACTTGAGGGCACATCACGATGAGTGGTGATCCACAGTCGCCGGGTTGAGTAACTCCGGTGTCAATATGGAATGAATGGATGTGCGATGCATATCCCGCGCTGGAACCTGCAAGCTCAGCCGAGCTAGTCACGTTAGGGCGCATGCCTGCGAAAACTTGTCGCATAGGCAGAACACGGTTATTGTGCTCTCGCTGTAGTAGGGTTAGGGTAACTCCAATCTCTCCTCGCGTGGCCGTCCACAGGGTCGAAAGATCCTTCTCTGAGATGACATGAGCAAGAACACTAGGCCAGCTGGCACAAGTGAGGTCTTCAATCTCGAAAAGCATAACGTCTTGCGATCTGTTTCGTGCTATAACTTTAACTGGGTACTGTCTTCCTGTACGGGTATCAAGGGCCAGAGCTTCTGTGCTACAATGGCCAACCGTAAGGCCGATTCTCTCCTTAAGCATAAGGGCATGCACATGATGCTTGCCATTAAGGGTCATGGAAACGGAATTAGCAGCGACAATAACGCCTTGCTCTACTGCTGCATCATCATACACTCCTTCTGCTTGAACTTTGCTGTTAAGGCGATCTGCTGAACGCGGGAACATTGCTGTAAACAGACGAATGAGGGCGCTAGGTGCGCGAATATCGGCGCGGGAGAAAATCTCAACCGCTGCACTAGGTGCGAGCCGATCTGCCTCTCCGTCGTATGGAATGCCG